TTATGGCTTCCACGACAATTGATACCGAGACCGAACTCTCCGCTGTAAATGCAATCTTGGGAGCTATTGGTCAATCTCCTATTACTGGGTCTATTGCTAACAGTACGAACCCAGAGATAGCATTCATATATAATCTATTAAGAGATGCTAACGTAGATGTACAAAGTGAAGGTTGGCATTTTAACACAGAACATCATGTTCCTTTTACTGCTACAACTGTAGACGGTAAGAATAAGATAGCTATAGCTGCTGATGTATTGCAGTTAGATGTTACTGATGGTTGGGCAACTAGGCACTACGATGTAGTAAAGAAAGCAGGTTATCTATATGATAAAACAGATCATACAGATGAATGGGATGATAATACTTCAGGTAATCCTATACATTTAGATGTAGTATGGTTAAGATCTTTTGCAGATCTACCTGAAGTATTTAAAAGATATATAATATACAAAGCTTCTGTAAGAGCTGCTACACAGTTAGTAGGTAATCCACAGTTAGCTCAGTTACTAGCTCAACAAGAAGCTTTAGCTAGAGCTTCGATAATGGAGTACGAATGTAATCAGGGTAATCATACTATGTTTAATCTACCTGATAATAGTGTGTATAATGCTTACCAACCTTGGAGGTCTTTAGCAAGATAATGGCAGGACTAACACAAACTATAGATAACTATTATGCTGGCATATCTGAACAGCCAGATTTAAAGAAGTTCCCAGGTCAAGTAAAAGATATAGTTAATGGTATACCAGATATAACTGAAGGGTTATATAAAAGACCTGGTGGTAAACGTATAGGTACTAGTAAATTAACTAACATACAACCGAATGGTTCTTGGTTTCATTACTATAGAGATGATACAGAAGGATCTTATATTGGTCAAATAGATTCAGATGGTAGAGTTAGAGTATGGAGTTGTGCAGATGGTACTCAGCAGAATGTATACTATCACGAAGAGACTGGTACAATAAGTAACTATGATAATTATAATCATAGTGGTACAATTACAGAGCATGTTGCTATAACTACTTACTTAAAACCTAGTTCTGCTACAGCTACAGAAGATATACAAGCATTAAATATTAATGATACTACATTCTTAAGTAATAGAAGTATAGCAGTAGAGACTACAGGTACTACACCTACTAAACCACATGCACATTCAGCTTATGTTGAACTGTTAAGAACAGAGAATGGTAGACAGTATGGTTTAAATGTATCTAATAAGACAACTCCTCTATCAACTCTAAAACGAGCAACACGTATTAAAATAGATAGTGATAGTTTATTAGAAGGAGATGGTACTGGTGCTTGTCCTGGTATAGGTACACAGGTATTCAGTGTATCAGGTAGTGACTATATTATTACTACTGCAGTTAATGCTACCTTTACTACATCAGATATAAATGGCGGTACAAATAATAAAGTTACTATAACTTATACAAATGGACATGGTTTTAATACTGGAGATCAACTTGAGATAACATCTGATCATCTTAACAATCAATTAAAAGCAACTATAACAAAAGTAAGTGATACAGAGTTCTTCTATATAAGTGCTGTTAATGAAGGAGCTACTCCATCATCTCCAAATAATACTTGTACTTTTGCAGGTGCTCATAGGAATAAAAGTAATCTTATATTCCGCATCACTACTTTAGGACAACAAGCAATAAGTCCTGATTTTAATTCTAGTACAAGTAACCCAGGAGGATCAAACTATAGGTGTACTTATAATAGAGAGATAGTATTACTTCATGGTGGTGAAGGATGGGAGAAAGATGACACAGTATCAGTACTATTAGATACAGCTCAAGGTGGTTCGTATCCTATAGTTAGACAGTACAATGATACTATTACTTATAATGATACACATTATGTAGTAACTGGTGGTAATACATATAAGGCTACAGCAACTATTAATCCAAGTGGAGGTGCTCCTGACCATACAAGTGGTACAGAAGGTAACTGGCAGTGGATACAAGCTGGAGAATTAAAAGTTCCAGCTAGGTATACAGTTAAAGTTGTAGAGACTGAACAAGTTAATGTTAGTGGTAGAATAGATAATACAGATAATGGTGTCATACGTCCAAGCCCTACACCTTTCGATGCAGATACTGCAGTAACAGTTGATACTATACTTGGTGGTATAGAGGAAGCATTACCTGATACTGTAGACGGTGCTGCATTAGATAAAACTATTATAGGTAATGGTATTTATTTATCATGTGCTAAATCATTTGATGTAGAAGTTGTTGAACCTGATTTAATGAGGGTAATGCAAAACTCTATTAATGATGTTACTAACTTACCTAACCAATGTAAAGATGGTTACATCATCAAGATATCTAATGCTAGAATGTCTGATGAAGATGACTACTATCTTAAGTTCGAAGGTGACAATGGTGATGGTACAGGATCTTGGATTGAGTGTGCTAAACCTGGTATAGTATTAGGTTTCAATAATATTACAATGCCTCATGTTTTACAAAGGCAAGCGAGTGGTAACTTCTTAGTTAAAGCTTTTACATATGCTACTAGAACAGTAGGTGATGATCTAACTAATCCACTACCTTCATTTTGTGGCGAAAAAAATTCTGCTAATCCTCCAGCTTATAGTCAAGATAAGAAGATAAATAAAGTTCTATTCTTCCGTAATAGATTAGCTTTCTTATCTGGTGAGAATGTCATCTTATGTAAACCTGGCACTCTGGGTGAACCTGACTTCTTTACTGAAACAGCTTTAACAGTTAGTGCAGTAGATTCTATAGATATAGCATGTAGTTCTAATTTCTCTTCTGAGTTATTTGATGGTATAGAAATTAATACTGGTTTAGTTCTATTCAGTTCTAACCAACAGTTCTTGTTGTCTTCAGATGATACAGTATTGAATCCAGATACAGCTAAGTTGAAAACTATATCTACTTATAATTATAATACTCTTGTACCTCCTATCTCATTAGGTACTACGGTTGGTTATATAGATAACTCTAGTAAGTATAGTAGGTTTAATGAGATGGCTAATACTGCTAGAGAAGGAGAACCTATAGTATCTGAAGTAACTAAATTAGTACCTACATTACTTCCTAAAACCTTAGATCTTTTAACTAATTCTAGAGAGAACCAACTAGTCTTAATAGGTAAGACGAATACAGATACTGTCTATGGTTATAAGTATTTAAAAATAGGAGAAGAGCAAGCTCAAACAGCTTGGTTCAAATGGAAACTAAATCAAAAGCTAAGATATCATTTCATAATAAATGAGAATTACTATGTATTAGATACAGATGGTTTCTTACAAAAGATAAATATAGTACAAGAGGAGAGTGATCCTAGTGTAAATGAAACTGTAGAGTTTGATACATCTAATTATTTAGTACATCTAGATAACTACATTAGTACACCTGGAGGAACTTTTGCTGATGATGTATCCACATTCAGCAACAATACTTGGTTGTCAGATGTTAATACACCTAATGGTAAATTAGTTATAATAGATATAGATGCTAATTCTATTAGAGTTGGTAGGTATGCTGAGTGTACTGTTAATGGAACTACTATAACTGCACCTGGTAACTGGGAGTACTCTGATGAATTCTCTATACCTCATACTAGTATAGATACAGGTGCTAATACTATTACATTAACTACAGGATCTACAGATCATAATTTACAGACTGGAGATACGATAAGATGGAAGCAAGGTTCTACTCAAGCAGCCCCTATTATTTCTGAAACAATTTACCATGTAATTAGAGTAGATGCTAATAAAATTCAATTAGCTAATTCTCTGATAAATGCTAATTATGGTTCTGAAAATGTTATTAATACTCAGGGTACTGGTACACATAGAATACAAAAACAAATTAAAGATAACCTTTATCTAGGATATCTCTATGAATACTCAGTACATTTCCCTACTATATACTACACTCAATTAAGTGGTGAGAGAGCTAAATCTAGTGTTAATTCTTATCTAACTTTACATAGAGTGAAATTAAATCTAGGTAAATCAGGACTGTATGAAACTACTTTAATGAGGAAAGGTAAGACAGACTTCAGTGATACTTATGAGTCTACTGATTTAAATGAGTATCTAATAGATGATGCACCTTACCTACCAGAGAATATCCAAACAGTACCTGTCTATGAAAGAACAGATAACGTAGAAATAGTACTTAAATCCTCACACCCAGCACCAGCTACATTACATGCTTTATCCTGGGAAGGAGATTACTCACAAAGAAATTATAAAATTGTCTAAATACATTCACCCGATAACTATGGAGGCTGCTATAAAGGTAGCCTCTAATTTACGTCCAGAAGACCGTAGAGAGATCGAAGAAGGTCACGGGCTAGATCCTATGGAAGAGCTAACTTTGGCTGTTCACAGGGGCTACAGCGTGTGGTTCGAGGTGCCTAACGGCAAGACTGCTGGCATGGCTGGAGTCGGACCTAACGGAGAGATATGGATGATATGCACACCAGCAATCCATGACTATCCTATTACCTTCGCAAGAGAAGCAAAGCGTTTCATTAAGAGTAGAACTGAACCGCTGTTATGGAATATAGTAGATAAACGTAATACTGTTCACCTAAAACTACTCAAATTCTTAGGTTTTAAATTCTTACGAGAATTCAAACATGGACCTAATCAACTAACATTTATAGAGTTTTGCCGTGTGTACACATAACCCTTATAAGCATCAAGCTAAAATTGATAAGCAGAAGAAAGATTTTGCTTACAGATCAAATGCTTTAAAATTTTTTAATAAAGAAACTAGCTGGGTAAGAGCTAATCAAAGAGCTGCTACTGGTTTAAGTAGAACCCAATCTGATCTATATACTAAAGCATTAGACATACAAGCTAGAGGCAGACAGATGTCTCAAGAAGCTGTTGCTGAATATGGACAGAAACAATTTGTTGACGAAGGTGGTAGATCTAGAACAGCTGGTAGAAATACTTACTTAGCATTACTAGCTAAACAATCACAGATAGAAAGTAAAATTAACAGTACATTTGGTAGAGAAATGGCACATGCTCAAACAGGTGCTGTTAGACAATACCAGAGTAAGATAGCTAAGAACAGACAATCCTTAGGATTACCACCTGAGTATGGAGCACCTGTTATGTATAGAAGACAAAGCCTCTGGGAAAAAGCACAACCTATGTTAGAGTTTGCTAGTACTGTAGCTGGTGGTTATCAAAACTTTACTGGAAAATCCTTATTCTCATGACTAATTCATTTCAAGGTAGTTCTCTTGGCTTCAATACAAGCAAGTACAACTATGAATCAACAGAAGTTGACATGACTGAAGCCGTCAATAAACAGATTGACGACAATGTTAAACAGATGGATGCTCACTTTGACAGACTTATTAAGATGTCAAATGATCAGATCAAAGGTAGATCTCAACAGTGGCAACAGTTAGCTAAATTCACTAAACAAGGTATGCAGTTTGCTAACTTTGTTAGACAGAGGAATGAGGCTATAGCTGATATGCAAGGATATTATAATGAAGATAAATATAATACTAGACTTAAAGAAGAGATTGAAACTGATAAATTAGATGCAGACCTTAATGAATCACATAAAGTAAATTATACTGCATCTGCTGCTCTTGAAAATATTGATCCTGATTTAGCTAAACTTCTTAAAGCAGGTAAGGATGGTTCAATAACTCAAAAAGAAATGCTTAGAACAGCTCTTGGTTATTCAACACAATGGTATGAAAAAGCACAGGAAACATATTTAACAGAAGTAGCACCAGGTGACTGGAGAACTTTTAATGATCCTAGAAATACTGCTGTAGATCGTAGGATTATATCTGCTGATTTAGATTCAACATATATCAGTCAGTTTGAAGATGCTGGAATTAGTAAAAGATATTTAAGAAAGCATCTTATCAAACCTATGATGCAACAACATGAGGAGAGATTACTTAAGGTACAACAAGCTCATATTGCTGCTGAAAAAATAACTCAAACAGCTAAACGTCAGTCAGAATTTATAACAAATTTTAGAGATAGTCCTGGGGAAGCAATAGAGGAATATCTACAAACTTATCACTCATATCATGCAGAAGCATCAGGTGAACTTTCATCTGGTTATGTTTTAGCTAAAGCTGAATTACAAGGTTTCATCGTTGACGCCATAAAGAATGGAGAATTTAAAGATGATGAATATGAAGATCTAGAAAAAGCTTTTAGTGAATATTTACTGACTCCTAATGACGGTGGTAAGCCAAGAACAATTGATGAGTACTTACCTCAATTTGTCAGTCCAATAAGAAAAGCAATCAGACAAGCTCGATTAGATAAACTTGAAGGTGAGAAAGAAGACAGAAAAATAGCTCAACTTGAATTTGAAAATCCTTACTTAAATGATTGGAGAGAACGTAAGGAACCTCCTAGTGAGGATGAAGTTCAAGAAGCTGCTAAAGCATATATGTCTGAATTCGGAGAATCATCTCAAACCTTATCTAACTATCTAAGTCAACAAGATATTGACGATATAGATATAGAAGCTAATCTAACTGAACGATGGTTGGATGGTGAAGAGATACGCTTAGAAGATTTAGATGGTATAACAGGTGCAGAGATGAAAGCTAAGTGGATGCAAAGAGCCACACAAGGAGGTCTCAATAGTGCTGAAATTAAAGATAGAGACGCTGACATTACTGCAGCTGTGAATGAAAAGACATTTGAAGATGATTTAGATAAAGCTAAAACTACTAAGTGGAGAACTATTTACAAAAATGCTATACAGAAATTCAACAACACTTATAGAAAAGAAATTGAATTAGGTCAATCTCATGAAGTTGCTAAAGGAATAGCTTTAGAAACAGCTGAAGCTTACATACAAAAACCTGAAGCAGCAGTTAGACCTAAATATAGTAGAGATGAAACAAGAGCTAATAACATACTTAGTACTAAAATAGCTATATCTAAAGATAATAATATTATATACAGTTCAGATCCATGGGCTGGAGAAGAGAAAGAACTACAGTCTGCACTTAGATATATCACTACTGGTAAGGGTGCTATACCTCAATACTACAGGCAATTCCCTGGTATAAATTTAACACCATATGAATTGATGCAGACTAGATTAGTATCTACTGGTACACTTAAAGAGAGTGAAGTAGAACCTATCCCAGAGCGTGAGTTAGATCCAGTACAACAAGATTTACTATTAAATAAACCATCTCCTGCTAGAGCTAATAGAGCTTTACTGGATGAATATGGTGTAGAAAATATAGAAGAATTAGTAGAACTAACTGGAGCAGATTCAGTTGAACAATTACTAGAAGCATTAAGATTAAATGCAGAACGTAATAATCAATTATCTGGTTGGGAAATATCTCAAGTAAATATAGATCCAGCATTAGAAGAAGAACACACCCAAGTAGTCGGAGAACAATCACCCTTTATGCGACTCAATACAATGCTTCCAGGTGTAGCTACGGCTTACGTGGAAGAGATATATAACGTATGAAACAATGCCAATAGATCCGTCCTTGGTAGATAACGAGGCACTCAATCAAAGTATTGAGAGTATGTCCCAGTATCTAGACAATACAAAACAAGAAGAAGAAGCTCAAGAAGTTATTCAACGACAAGAGCAAGCAGAAGAAACACAAGCCCTAAGTGAACAAGCAGATCCAAGGAATGCTGACCAATGGGGTTTGAAAGCAGTTGCTGAAGAATTAAAATCAGTAGCTGCTGGAGGTGTTCAAGATACTGCATCTTCCATGATGACATTCCCTGAACGTACAGTGGATGCTTTGACTGGTGAAATAGCAAAAGAAAGAAAAGAGAAAGGTTACTATAGACCTGACTGGGATCCTCTAGTAGATCATGAAAACCCTATCATTACTAAAACATGGTGGGGTAAATTACTAAGAGGTACTGTACACTTTGGTACAATGGCTGCTGCTGTTATACCTACTGCTAAGGTAACTGCAGCAAGATTAGGTATAGCAGGTACAGGTATAATGGCTAACAGTTTAGTTAGAGCTGCTGGTGTCGGTGCTGTCTCAGATTTGATATCTAAGGAATCAGATGGAGATAATGCATTAGGTATGCTTAGAGATCGTTATGGTTTCATAGATACACCAATAAGTACTAGAGATACTGATCACCCAATCATGATGAAATTAAAAAACATCGTAGAAGGTATGGGTATTGGTCTAGTATTTGACAGTGCAATAATGGCTTTAGGTAGAGGTAGTGATGCTGTTAAAGCAAGAGTAGCTGATAGACAAAAGAGTGTTGAATTACAAACACTTAGAAAAGGTATCCAAGAAGTAAGACGTAATGAGTTTGGATTCCGTGGTAGTAAGAATAAACCTGTAGCTGACCCATCTCAAGCTGCCCATATATCTGAAGAAGATCCGTTTATTGTATGGTCAAAACAAAAACAGATAAGAAGCGATTGGGGAGCACAGGAAGGTTCCACAGGTTCTGTTACTACACCAGTACAAAGAGAACGTGTAGCTAGAGAAGCTGATATCAGTGAAGATCTAGTAGATGAAACCTTACAGAAACTATTAAGTAGTGAAAGGTATCAAGCAGTTCTCAAGAGTGTAGGTGGTAGTAGAAAGAGATTAGTAGAAGTATTTGGTGATTCAATAGCTGCACATCAACGTATCACTCAAGGTAGAAATGCAGCTGATATGTCATCTGATGAATATCTAAAAGAATTATTTGAATCATTTGATATATTTGATGGGAATACAGATGATGCTATCAAGACTTTAACTAGTAGAAATGTAGTAGTAGCTGATTTAATTACTGGCTCACTCTTACATCAACTAAGAGACCTTGGAATAGCTGGTAGAGAGATAGCAGATTTTACTGATCTAGGTGATATAGATGGTCCAGCTGATCAGATAGTAGATACTATGCTAACACTACTAACTGAAGTAAAGAAAGCTAGGATTGTTAAATCACAAAACTTTAGAGAACTAGGAGCTGGTAAGAAAAAGAAATTCTTAGAAGAAACTCTTAGTCAAGATATGGCTGATACCAGAGAATCTATCATGTCAATCCTACAGATTGCTAAAGATGATCCTGATGAGAATATGCTTAATGCATTATTCGAAGCCTTCTCCTCTATGAAGACAGTTAACAGTGTTGATGACTTTGATAATTGGGCTAGGAAGATGATCATAGGTGGTGAGATTGAAGGTAAGAAACAGACTGGTTCTGTCGTAAGAGAATTAGGTGGGGTCATGACTCATAGTATTCTAAGCGGTCCTAAGACCCCTATGAGAGCTATTATGGGTACAAGTACTGCGACCTTCTTAAGACCGCTTTCTACTACATTAGGAGCTGCAATGCGGTATCCTTTCGGTGGAGATGCTGAGACACTAAGAGCTGGTATGGCTTCAATCAATGCTATGATGGAAGCTATCCCTGAATCATGGACATTATTTAAAAGTAAACTAGACTCATACTGGAATGGTGATATATCTACAGTTAAAACTAGATTCTCTGAATACACTAGAAGTGATGAGAACTGGGAACTATTAAGAAAGTGGGCTGAGAATCCTAAATCTGGAGCTACAGATGGAGATAGAGCATGGTTTAATCTAGCTAACATGGCTAGATCTATGAACGATAATAAGTTCTTATCCTACTCTACTAAGCTGATGGCTGCTACTGATGATGCTTTTGCTTATATCTTAGGTAGAGCTAAGATGAGAGAGAAGGCTATGAGATCAGCTATGGATGCTCAGAATAAAGGAGCACTTACAGCTTACTCTGAAATAACTCCTGAACTAATTAGAGTATATGAAGAAGATTTCTATCGTGATATATTCGATGGAGATGGTAATATCATTGATAGTGCTGTTAAATGGGCTAGAAAAGAAGTTACACTTACAGAAGAACTGAACCCACAAGGCTTTGCTGGAGGATTAAACTCTGTATTCCAAGCTAATCCTTGGGCTAAACCCTTCTTCCTATTCGCTAGAACTGGTGTAAATGGTCTTAAATTGACTGCTAAACATACCCCTGGTTTTAATTTCTTAGTAAAAGAATTCAATGATATAGCTTTTGCTAACCCTAATAACCTAGATTCTGTAAGAAAGTATGGTATAACTAATGCTGCTGAATTAGCAAACGCTAAGGCTTTGCAAACAGGTAGATTAGCTATGGGCTCTGCTTTAGTTAGCATGGCTAGTTGGTCTTGGATGGCTGGTAATATGACTGGAAACGGTCCTACAGATAGACAGAAAAGACAATCATGGATGGATGCAGGGTATAAACCTAGACACATTAAGATAGGTGGTCTATGGGTAGGTTATGAATCAATTGAACCATTCAATCAAATCATGTCGATGATTGCTGATATAGGTGATCATAGTGAATTGATGGGTTCTG